AGCGACGATACCTCGTCCTTGTGGATGGCAAGGAGGCGTGGCTGACGAGCCGGTCGTTCCAGACCGCCCTCATGCTGGCGCTGGAAGCGAAGAAGGGAGGCCTCGGCTGGCTGGCGGGGTTCCGGATTTGCCGCGAGAATTACCACCAGATCATCAGGCGACTGAAAGCCGATCTGCGCCCCACGGGCGTCGATGCCGACAAACTCGTGGAGAACAACACGGCGAAGGGCTACCGCCTCTCTGTGCCACCGCAGAACATCACATGGGATGAAGAGAAGATCCAGTTCCACGCGTCCGACGTTGCAGGTCTGCTTGCGGGCGGCGAAGACGCGGCGTGAGCAATGTTGAGGGAGTGGGGTAAAGGGGCGTCTCGCGTTCTGGTGGTTCACAAGTTACCGCGGTTGCAGCCGAGGGCTTACCGACCGACAAGGCTGGCCCGCAGGATTCAGGCGGGCGCATTTCCATCAAGAGAGAGTCGACTCCTGTATTTTCCAGTGAGGTGCACTATGGAGCGCATGAATTCAGACGAGTTGGCGCAGGCCAAGCTCAGGTTGCGAGACCTGTTTGAGCGGACGATGGCGTCCATGGGAATTCCCGTGAAGAGCTTGATCGACCCGGATCTGGCGATCTACCCTCAAGGTCCTGATCATGAGCACGATTCCATTTTCGTGACATTCCGGAGGGATCCTCGCGGGGATGTCCCATTCACGAGGATTGACATCGCTTTGGCGCAAGGCAGAGAACAGAGCATCAGTTTCTACTCGGAGTACGATGCAGCTCGCAACGAGCGCGAAATGGTAGCCGCGGCCCTCGAGGGGTACTTCCAGTTGCGAATCAGGACGACGCTGGGACTGGAGCGCGAGTAGGCGGCACAGTGGGCAGAACGTTCAAACAAGAAGCCGTAGATAGAGCTTGGAGGCGCAATCCAATGACGCAGAAACGCATCTTAATCGTCGAGGACGATCCGTACATCGCCGAAGAGTTGTGCTCCCTGCTTGCCCATAAGGGCTTCGCGCACACGCATGCGGAGACGCTCACGGCAGCCCGGGATGCACTGGACACCCAGACGTTCGACCTCGTAATAAGCGACCTGTCTATCCCCCAAGGCAACCGCGGGTTTCCCAGTCTCGACAATGGGCTGGAACTCCTCGATGATCTGTCGTGGAAACACCCTGTCCTGCCCGTCATTGTGGTTTCGGGCAGCCTCGGTTCCCCGGAGGTTGTCGAAGACCTGAAGGCCATGAAGAGTGTTGTGGCCAAGATCTGGAAGCCGTACGATTCCGACGAACTCATCCGCGAGGTGAAGCGGGCCCTCGGATAGTCCGCCCCACCCGATCAGCCTCCCTTCGCACACCGCTACGACAACCTGCGACCCGCCATCGAACGCAATGGTGCCGCCACCGTTGCGTTCTTCTTTCTCCCTGACATGCGCCTGACATTTCACCGCTCCGGCTGACATGCCACTGACATTCCGGCCCTTCCACCTGACATGGGACTGACATTTGGGCCCTCGATCTGACACGAGCCTGACATTTCAGGCTCCCGCCTTCCCCCTCCCACCAACCGCAACCGCTGTGCCGACAACAACTTCGGTCCATTCGCCTGTTTTGTAAGTACTTTGTCAGCCTCATGATAGTACTCCGTCATTCCCCCAGCCCTTCTTTCCTGCTTTAATATCCTGCAGCAGCCGAGGCACGGTGCCCGGCACAGATCAGCTACCTGCACAGGAGGCCCCATGAAGGCTCAGCGGGAATAGCGCTGCACGCATTGCGGCAGGCTCTTGGGGATGCTGGACGGCGACCGCATCCACATCAAGTTTGCCCGGTGCCACGAGTACATCGTCAAGCTCCCCGCCTACGGCACGTGCCGCGGCTGCGGGACGCTGAACGAATCTCCCGACCCGAAACCGACAGCCGCCGACGGGCGGTAATCCACAATCACACGAGGCGCTCGACGCCCTGATCAGGCCTTTATGAGACGCACGACGTCCGGCCACCAAGGCAGGACGTCATGTCGAGCGCCCGAAGGGACAAGGATCGTGAACAGTTGGAGTTGGAACTCGCATCCGAGGGATACCGGATGCTCCTTCACCGCCTACAGGAAGACAGCGTCCTCTTGCGAAGCTTCCGGACGTGGGAGGACACCATTGCGTTCATGCGGACGGGCGTCTCCGCATGTCCCGCAAAGGACGATATCCTCCGCCCCATCTGCCAGAGCCACAGCGAAGATCATGATCCACGTTGGCGAACGATCCTGCTTCTCATCTTCTGGCCGTCGCTCAAGTCGCTGTGCATGCAGAAGCGGATGCTGGATCGTGAGTACGGCGAGCTCTGGGCGAGCGTCGTGCAGGCATTCCTGGATGCCGTCTGCTGCTTCGACGCGGCCACCTGGCACGACCGGATCGCGGCAAGGCTGTTCAGCGAAACGCTCCACGGCGTCGTCGCCCAGTACAGCACACGGCGAAGACAGTCCAGCCGCGAAGTCTCAACCGATCCCTCTGTCCTGGCGGCACTCGCCGGCCAGTCGCATCGGGGCGACTTTTCAGAAGCAGGCGAGTCCGCCTCTCTTGCCGCCGCGGTCGGATGGCTTCGTGCGTACGTTGAGGCCGGGAGCATCGATGAGACGGATTTCTGCCTCCTCGTCGGCAGCATCATCTACGGCAAGACGGATCGCGAATGTGCTGAAGAAACGGGGCTCTCGTGCCAAGCAGCCAAGAAGCGCCGGCAGCGGGCAATCACCGCGGTCCGTGCTCAGGAACGACAAAAGTGATTTCTTTCTGGAAATTCCTGTCTCCTTGGGGGGCGACAAAAGTGCTTTGTACTATTGGCGGGGATGAGTGTCAACCAGCGGAGTGACTACGATGATGACCAAAGCCCAGACCAGAGAGCTCATCAACGACCTCTTCGAGGAAGAGGCCCTTGCGATCGGCGGCCTGGTGGCCCTGCGCAAGGTGGACGACGAGACCGTGCTGCACCTGATCAGGAGCATCGATGCCGTCCGCACGAAAGCCATCCAGCGCCTCGATGCGGTGGACGCCGACGGCGACGCCGAGAGATCTGGCGAAGCACTCGACCTCGAGCCGCATCCGGTCATCGAGAATTTCCTGCGCAAGGTCAGAGGAGCCGGCCGGTGAGTGAGGACGAGCGCATCACCATCACGCGGCACTGGCGGCGGCTCTCGCCCAAGGAAACCGACGAGCTGGTCGCGGCGGTGGCCGACCTGCTCGTGACCTACATCAAGTCGGGCAACAGCCCAAGGGGCACGAAATGCCCTGCTCAACCAAGAACTGTTCGTGAGGTGCACAATGAATGACATCCTGATCAACCTGAGCGTCCTGCACGCCGAGCCGGAGGCGGATTACCACGCCCGGGCAAAGGACAACCTGTCGAGCCACCAGATCATCGACTTCATGCGGTCGCCCTGGCTCTACTGGAGGAAGCGGCAGGGGCTGATCCCGGACGAGCAGTCGGCTGCGTTCGCCCTGGGCCGGGCGGCCCACGTCCGGATCCTCCAAGGTAGTACGGCCTACAGGGAGCAGTACGCCATCGGCGGGCCGATCAACCCTCGGACGCAGAAGCCCTTCGGCTCGGGCACACAGGCCTTCGCCGAGTGGGCGGCCAAGGTGGGCAAGCCGGTGCTCAGCCAGGAGCAGGCCGACCTGATCGAGGCGATGGCCGACGGCGTGAGCCGCAATGCGGAGGCGATGGAGCTGCTGTCGGCAGGCATGGCGGAGGGCGTGGTCCGGCACCTCTACTGCGGCGCGCCCTGCCAGATCAGGATCGACTGGCTGAACCCCCTCCGGGGAATCATTGACCTCAAGACCGTCGACGACCTCGACTGGGCCGAAGCCGACTTCCGCCGGTGGCGCTATGCAACACAGTTGGGCTTCTACAAGGCCGTCTTGGAGGAGCGCCTGCATGCCGGCTTGGGCAACCTCCAACAGCAGCCATCGGTGCCGGTCACGATCATCGCCATCGAGAAACGGGAGCCCTTCAGGGCGGGGTGCTGGAAGCTCACCGACAACACACTGGCCGTGGCCAGGGCGGAGATCGAGGCCGCCATCGGGCGCCTCGTCCGGTGCGAGAAGACGAACGAGTGGCCGAGCGGCTACGAGGTGACTCGGCTCCTCGAGATCGCCTGAAAGGCAGGTGCATGATGAAGCCCGACGAACGCCATCAGAAGCGCCTGCGAGAGAACATCGCCGCCTTCGGCCGGCCAGGCAGCCCGATCCCTGGCAGCATCTACGTCAGAGGCTACTGCACGAGCTGTGCGGAGCCGATCCGCGTACGCCTCGACGAGAAGGGCGTGCCGCTGCGGGGCCGGTGCTCTACGTGCCGGTCCAACGAGCACCCCGGGTACAACCCGATAGCGACGAGATTCGATGACGATTCGTGCGGCTACGGAAGCGTCGCCCGCAAAGCTCTCGAAGAGGCCGGAAACGACTGACGCCCCCAAGGATATACGACCTGCAACGTGCAGGACGATCGTCTCCCACTCACAGGCATAAGGAGCAACGCAATGGCATTGAAGGAACGTTTGATCACGGCACGCAAGCCCGCCCCGCCCAAGCTGATCGTCTACGGCCAGCCCGGCGTGGGCAAGACCACCCTGGCGGCGCAGGCGAAGGCGACGCTGATCGACTGCGAGAACGGTGCGGGGGCGGTGCCCGGACTGACGCGCACCCCCTACCTCGAATCGTGGACCGACATCCGTCCCTGGCTGGAGGAGTTCGCCTTCGGCGAGGAGCAGCCTCCTTCGGTTGTAGCCGTCGACACGATCGATTGGATGATCGAGCGCGTCTGCGAACACGTGGTGCTGGAGCTCGATCCCAAGGCGAAGGACAAGGATGGCAATGTCAACCTGGCCAACACCCTGGGCTCGGCCCACGGCGGCTACTACAAGGCGCGGGAAGTTGTCCAGAACATCGTCTACCTCGACGTGTTCCCGCTGCTGAACCGGATCATCAACCGGGGCTCGGTGGTGCTGCTGCTCGCCCACGCGAGCAACGAGAAGATGACGACGCCCGAGGGGCACCAGATCCGCATCGCGGCCCCCGACATGCCGCAGTGGATCTCGCAGCCCTTCATCGAGTGGGCAGACTGCGTCCTCTTCGCCAACTACCTCGCCGGCAAGCGCACGATCCGCACGGCCGGCACGGGCAACATCCTGGCCAAGAACCGCTACTCGATGCCGGACGAGATCGAACTCTCGTGGGATGCACTGAAGAGCGCGATCTGCACGGGGATGGACGCGGTCAGCCTGCCGCAGGAGGTGCCCGCTCAAGCATGACCGACCGCAGCGACGAACGATACTCAAGACCCAACCAACTGGAGAATTTGCAGATGGCAGTATTGGATTTCAATGCGAACGAGGTGAAGCCGAACGAGGGCCGGGGCGAACCGATCCCGGCCGGCCGCTATGCGGCGATGATCACGAAGAGCGAGATGAAGGCCACGAAGGACGGTACGGGCAGCTACCTGCACCTGGAGTTCACCCTCCTTGACGGGGAGCACCGCAACCGCAAGGTCTTCGCGAACCTGTGCCTCAACCACAAGAACGAGAATACGGTGGCGATTGCGAGGGGCGACCTGTCGGCGATCTGCCACGCGGTGGGGGTAATGCAGCCCCGGGATTCGCTGGAGCTGCAGAACATCCCCCTGCTGATCACGGTGACCGTGAAGAAGCGCACCGACCTCGGCCACGAGAACGAGTTCCAGAACGAGATCACGAAGTACGAGTCGAAAGCTGCCGTCGCGGCCAGCCAGGCGCCCTGGCAGCCGCAGACGCGCACCGCCGAGGCGCCTTGGACGCGATGACAAGCTTCCCCCGCATGGGTGGGGCGGGCCCGATGCCCGACGGTCGGGCCCGCCCGCAACAATGGAGATCATCGGATGTCGAAAGGCAACAGAAGCAAACGCAAGGGCACGGCGAACGAGCTGCGGCTGTGGTGGCTGCTGCAGCGCCTTGACCCCGAGGGCAACTGGGAGAGCCGCACGCGCCTGGCGGACGGCTCGCGCCGCCCCCAGCCGCCGACGCACGGCTGGGATCTGTGGTCGGAGGGCCGCAACGCCTTTGCCGAGGCGAAGGTCCGGTCGGCACACGTGACGATCGGCCAGATCCGCGCGTGGTGCCGCGAGGCCCGCGGACGGATGGACTGTACGCAACAGGGTCTTGTGGTCTTCCGGCAGTCGGGAAGCAGCGAGTGGTGGGCGGCCTACCCCTGTTTCGGACCCGGCCAGTTCCAGATGCTGCCCCTGGCCGACTGCCTCGAACTGATGGCGGGGCAGTAGCATTCCCCCCGAAAGGAGCTATCAACGAATGCAACTCGAACTCGGGCAACTGCACATTGAAGGCGGCACACAGCCGCGCGAGAAGATCAACGAGGAGGCCGTGGCCGAGTACGCCGCGGCACTGCGCGCGGGGGATACGTTCCCCCGGTGGTCGCCTTCCACGACGGCATCGTCTACTGGCTGGCTGACGGCTTCCACCGCTACCACGCCCATCGCCGCGCCGGCCTCGATCAGATCGAGGTCGACGTGAAGGAGGGCACCCTCCGCGAGGCGATGCTCTACGCGGTCGGCGCCAACACCGACCACGGCCTGCGCCGCACCAACGAGGACAAGCGCAAGGCGGTGCTCACAATGCTGACCAACGAGGTCGTCGCGAAGGACGATGAAGGGAAGCTGTGGTCGGATCGGGAGATCGCGCGGCGGTGCTCGGTAAGCCAGACATTTGTATCGCGTCTGCGCCAGGAATTTGTCACTGAAAACGTTGTCAGTGAGAGAAATGCCAGTGCCGATGCGGCATTCTCTGACGCCACCAGCGATAACCGCGTCTACACCACAAAGCATGGCACGAAAGCCACGATGAACACAGCCAACATCGGCAAGTCCAACCGGCGCCGCGCCACAATCAGCGGCAGCATCGCCAAGAACGCCCGCAAGCCCCGTTTTCACGACGACGAGAACGGGCCAGTGCCGATGCGCACGATTTCCCTTCCGCTCAGGAACCCCCTTCTGGCGGCACGGGCAATGATCAGCATCTACGGCGAAGACTATATCCGGCAACTTGTCCACGAACTCGAAGCGCTACTGAAAGGAGAGCAGCAATGACCGTTCAAGACACCACCGCCTTCACCTCGACCGTGATGGACATCACCCCCGATGTGGCCGCAAAGTGGCTGGAGGGGAACGTCCGCAACCGCAAGATCGACCAGCGGCACGTCGACCGCCTGGCCGAGGAGATCAAGGCCGGGCACTGGAAGACCACGCACCAGGGCATCGCCTTCGACACCGCCGGCGTGCTGCAGGACGGCCAGCACCGCCTGTGGGCGGTCCTCCAGGCGGACCGGCCCGTGCGGATGATGGTGTCCGTCAACGTCCCGCCGGAGAACATCGACGCCCTCGACGGCGGCAAGGGGCGCACGGTTGCCGACCGCATGAGCCTCAGCGACACGTTCGGCAAACACGGCATCACCCACCAGGAGATCGCTACGCTGCGGGCCGTGCTCAAGGGGCTGAAGCTGGCGCACCGGGTCTCCTTCTCCAAGCTGTCCGAGCTGATGGCCTCGCATCGCGAGGCGGTGAAGTTCGCGATGCGGCTGCTGAGCGGCCACCACCGGGGCATCGGTGTGTCCTACGTGCGGGCGGTCATCGCGAGGGCGTGGTATTCCGCCGACCGCGAGAAGCTGGAATCCTTCTGTCGCATGCTGACCACTGGCGTTACGGAGAGCCCCGATGACGCGGTCATCGTGCGACTGCGCGATCAGCTGATGGAAGTCAACGAGGTTCGTGGTATCAAGGTGCAGCAGGAGCTCTACGGCAAGGTCGAGCGGGCCCTTCTGGCATGGATCGACCACGAGAACCTGATCGCCCTGCGCCCCGTCAGCCAGGAGCACTTCCCGCTGCCCGAGGAGGTCAAACCGTGAACCAGCCGCTTCTGTTCAAACCAGAAGCGCCCGCAATGACGCTCCGGCCCTACCAGCAGGAGGCGGTAGACGCGGTCTACCGCTTCCTGCGGGAGCGGGACGACAATCCGTGCGTCGTCATCCCGACAGCTGGAGGGAAGACCGCGGTGATGGGGGCGATCTGCCGGGACGCCGTGCAGCTGTGGAACGACCGCGTGCTGATCCTCGCCCACGTCAAGGAGTTGCTCGAGCAGGCCGTCGAGAAGCTGCACCTGATGGCCCCCGACCTGTGGGCCAAGATTGGGGTCTACTCGGCGGGGCTGAAGAGCCGCGACACCGAGCATCCCATCATCGTTGCCGGCATCCAGAGCGTCTACGAGCGAGCCTGCGAGCTCGGCCCGTTCGACCTGATCATCGTAGATGAGGTACATATGGTGCCCGCGGACGGTGAAGGGCGGTATAGGACATTCCTGAAAGAGGCGAAGGTAGTCAATCCCCGCGTGCGGCTGATCGGCCTGACGGCGACGCCCTACCGGATGACGACCGGGATGATCTGCGGGCCGGACAACCTGCTGAATGCGATCTGCTATGAGGTGGGCGTGCGCGAGCTGGTCGTGCAGGGCTACCTCTGCAAACTCAAGAGCAAAGCTGGCAGCCGCAAAGTCGACACCTCGGGCCTGCACATCCGCGGCGGCGAGTTCATCGCCGGCGAGGTCGAGCACCTGATGGACGACGACCAGCTCGTGCAGTCGGCCTGTCGCGAGATCATTGACTATACCAGGGATCGCCACTCGGTGCTGATCTTCGCGAGCGGCGTGAAGCATGCTGAGCACGTCCAGAAGACGCTGAGGTCGATGGGCCACGAATGCGGGTTCGTGTGCGGGGAGACCCTGGACTTCGATCGTACCGAGACTCTCAAGCGGTTCCGGGATGGTCACTTGAAGTACCTGACCAACGTCAATGTATTGACGACGGGCTTCGATGCTCCCAACATCGACTGCGTTGCCCTACTGCGCCCCACGAATTCCCCCGGGCTTTACTACCAGTGTATTGGGAGAGGGTTCAGGCTGCACGAATCGAAGACCGACTGCCTCGTTTTGGACTTTGGTGGCAATATCATGCGCCATGGCCCTGTGGATGCGCTGGTTGTCGCTCCGACCGATGCTAAAGGCACCACTGAGGCGCCAGCGAAGGAATGCCCACAGTGCTACGCCGTCATTCACGCCGCCTATTCGATCTGCCCCGACTGCGGCTACGAGTTCCCGCCGCCGGAGCGCAAGAAGCACGATGCCGAGGCAGCCGCTGCCGGCGTCCTCACCGGCCAGGTGATCGACACCGAATGGGATGTCGCCGAGACGTGGTATCAGCTACACGTGAAGCGGGACTCGGAGCCGGGCCATCCGCCCACGATGCGGGTGGATTATTGCTGTACGCCCAGCGGTGCGGTGGTCAAGAGCGAGTGGGTGTGCTTCGAGCACGACGGCTACGCGAGGGGCAAGGCCATCGAGTGGTGGCACGCCCGCAGTGACGATCCGGTGCCGATGACGGTGGCCGAAGCGGTGGCGGTCTGCCAGGCAGGTGGCGTCGCCGGAACGAAGCGGATCACCGTACGATCGGTGGCAGGCGAACGCTTCGACCGGATCATCAAGTACGAGCTGGGGCCGAAGCCCCCGGCCGGCAGCGCGAAGGCCGACCTGTGCGTGCAGTGCAGGAAGCCGCTGGGCGGCGTGTGCCACATGCGTCAAGACGGGCAACTCATATGCCCGGAATGCTATCAGCGGTCATTGCAGGTACTGGCAGCGACGGAAGAGCCGGGCAACGATTGGTGGAACCAGATGGGCGACGACCAGATCCCCTTCTGAATGCCATTGTGAAAGGACATCCATCCGTGCAGGATGCAGCTCGGAAGTACCTTGCGGCAGGACTGAGCGTGCTGCCGGCCGAACGCGACACCAAGAAGACCGCCTACCACCTCAGCTGGAAGCAGTACACCAAGCGAATGCCGACTGAAGTGGAAGTGGCAGCCTGGTTCGCAAACCGCCCTGACGCGATCTGCCTGATTGCGGGTACGGCCTCCGGCAATCTTGAGATGATCGACTTCGATCATCAAGCGGACCTGTTCGAGGCGTGGACCGCCAAGATCGATCCCGCCCTGCTCGCCAGGCTCGTGACCGAGTCGACCCAGTCCAGCGGCCGCCATGTCGCCTATCGATGCATCATCCCCGTGTGCGGCAGTCTCAAGCTCGCGCAGCGCAAGCACATACTGGTGCCCGCTGACGAGGTTTACGAGGAGGATGGCCGGCAGTACGTGCGGCTGAAGGGTAAGGCCTACCAGGTTCGCATCGATGCCGACGGCACCCGCTACGTGATCATCACGTCGATCGAGACACGAGGTGAGGGCGGCCTCTTCCTGTGCTCACCGACGCCGAGCTACGAGCTGAAGCAGGGCAGCTTTGCCGACCTGCCGGTGATCACCGAGGCCGAACGCGACTCCCTGCTTCATGCGGCATGGGAGCTGAACGAGTACATGCCCGAGATTGTTGATGGGCCAAGGGACTGTGCCGACCCGAACAAGCACGTTGCCGGTAACCGCGACCGCCCCGGTGACGATTTCAACCGCCGCGGCGACATCCCCGGCACACTGCAGGCCCACGGCTGGAAGCTCGCCAAGGACGGCGAGAACCAGTACTGGCGACGCCCGGGGAAGACATCCGCGTGGTCCGCTTCGCTCAAAGAGCGCACCTTCTACGTCTTCACTCCGAACGCATCCCCGTTCGACGCCGACCACTACTACACCCCGTTCGCCGTCTACACGCTGCTCAATCACGGCGGCGACTACACGCGCGCGGCCGCTGCTTTGCGCCAGGCAGGCTACGGCGGCCCTGGGAGGCCCGTAGAGGCCACAGCGAACGGGGTCGATGTGTCAGGCATCGTGAACCAACCGGTGGGCACCACGGCCACGGGTGGCGTCCTGGTGGTCTCTGGTGACGATGAGGAGCCCAAGCGCCAAGGGCCGGCCGATCCCGGCCCGCTGCCCGAGGAGCTGCT